AATGATCAAGGTTGGGGTAGAGATACTTGGAACTTTGAAAGTTGGGGTTTCTCTGGTTTAACTGTAGAACTAACTGCACCTGATGCAATCGTATCAAATTTAGGTGTCAATGGTTGGAGTAATGGAACTTACGGCGAAAATGGTTGGGGTATGTTTACACTTAACCCTGCTGACGTCATGGGAGTAACCGGAGTTTCTGCAACATTCTCAATTGGTTCACCAACAATTATATTATCACCAACAGTTTCATTAACCGGAGTTTCTTCAACTGCTTCTGTTGGAGAATTAGATCCAACTCAATTAACATTTGGATTAACCGGAGTTTCTTCAACTTCTGCAGTAGGTTCTGTAACACTTGACTTAACTTCTGTAGCATCATTAACAGGAGTTTCTGCAACAGCTGGAGTTGGTGAACTAATAGCTGGTATTGTAGAATTTGTACCATTAACAGGCGTTGCAACAACGTCATCTGTAGGATCAATAGATCTTGACCAAATGCTTGTAGGATTAAGCGGAGTGGCTTCTACGTCGTCCGTAGGAGCAATAACACCTGAAGATGTCATGGGTTTAACAGGAGTGTCTGCAACAGCCTCTGTATCAGAATTTGGTGTTTCTACAGGATTTGGAATTCAAGCATATCAAGATGTTGACACAGGTGTTAATATAACTTATAGTGACGTAGCATAGGAGAAAAAAATTATGGCATCAACATACACACCTTTAGGGGTAGAACTTCAAGCAACTGGTGAAAATGCCGGTACATGGGGAACAAAAACAAATACTAATTTACAAATCATCGAACAAATTTCTGGTGGTTTTACACAACAATCAATTGCTGGTGGTGCACAAACAACAGCTTTATCTGTTTCTGACGGATCAACTGGTGCAGTTTTATCTCATAGAATGATTGAGTTTACAGGTTCAATATCTGGAAACCAAATCGTAACTATTCCTTTAGATGTACAAACTTTTTATATTTTAAGAAATTCAACTTCAGGATCACACACAGTACAATTTAAATATGCTTCTGGTTCAGGAGATTCTTTTACTTTTGCAGCAGATGACAAAGGTGATCAATTAGTTTTCGCAACAGCTAATGATGGAACTAATCCAGATATCGCAACTTTAAGTTTTGGAGATGGTGATGTAACACTTACTGGAACACAAACTTTAACAAACAAAACTTTAACAGCTCCTAAAATTGCAGATGCAGGTTTTATTGCAGACGCAAATGGTAATGAACAAATTATATTTCAAACAACAACTTCAGCAGTAAATGAATTAGAAGTAACTAATGGTGCAACAGGAAACCCACCAATTATTGGTGCGAGTGGAGAAACTAACGTTGATGTTCACATTAAACCAAAAGGAACTGGAGAAACTAGAATTGGAACAGGAGCAGCTGCAGCAACTTTAACAACAAGTGGTGCACATGATCTTGTTTTAGATACAAACTCAGGAACTGACTCAGGTTCAATAACAATTACTGATGCAGCAGATGGTAATATTAATATAGCACCAAATGGTAATGGTGTTGTTCAAGCTGGTGGTTCAGCGGTAAAAGTTGCAGGAAAAGAAACTATTTGGGTACCAGCTCCAGCTATGTATGGACCAACTACTAACCCTGCAGACGCAGCTCAAGTAGAAACAACAGCTACAAGACCAGATTTAAAAGTATTTGATTTTGATGCTAGCACACAACAATTTACACAATTTACAATTGCAATGCCTAAATCATGGAACGAAGGAACTTTAACTTACCAAGTTTATTGGTCACCTTCTACTACTAACACAGGTAATGCTATTTTTGGATTACAAGCAGTTGCATGCGCGGATAACGATACTATTGATGTTGCATATGGAACAGCAATAGAAGTTACTGACGCTGGAATTGGCACAGTAGAAGATCAACAAATTACATCTGAAAGTAGTGCAATGACAGTTGCGGGTTCTCCTGCAGCAGGTGAGCAAACTTATTTTCAATTATTTAGAAAAGCTGCCGACGGTGGAGACACTTTTACCGGAGAATGTAGAGTTCTAGGTGTAAAAGTATTCTTTACTACTGACGCTGCTAACGACGCATAAGGAGAATAGAATATGTTTGGATATCAAGTCCTAGGTTTTGGATCAGGCGGTGCAAAAAAAGTTGAATTAACTTATCTATTAGTTGCTGGTGGAGGCGGCTCAGGCTCGACAGGCGGAGGAGCAGGAGGCGGATTTTTTTCAGAAACAATTGAATCTTCAGTAGGTGAAACTTTAACAATAACTGTCGGAGGTGGCGGAGGAACCAACACTAACGGTCAGGATTCAAAAATTGTATCTGCTGAATTTCCAGATGGAACACTTTTTGCAACAGGCGGAGGCGCTGGCGGTGGGCCGGGCGCACAAGTAGCAGGAAATCCTGGAGGAGCAGGTGGCGGAGGATCTGGAGCCTCGGGTGAAGATTCAGGACATAATTTAGGTGGAAATGGAAACACACCTTCAAAATCACCATCACAAGGAAAAAATGGTGGTAGAGGAAATTTCGAAGGCGGACCACTAGGTGGTGGAGGCGGAGGCGGAGGAGCCTCGGCTGAAACTGGAAAAGCTTCAGGAGGAAACTCTGGACAATGCGGAGGTGGCGGAGACGGATCCCCATCTAGTATTACAGGATCAGACACACAATATGCTGGCGGAGGTGTTGGTGGACCATCAAGTCACATTGGCCCAGGAGCTGGTGGTGGCGGAAACAATGGCCAAAACGGTACAGCTAATCTAGGCGGAGGAGCGGGAGCTCCAGGAACTTCAGGAGGAACTGGAGTAGTTATTTTAAGAATACCTGCTGGTGATTATACAGGGACAACAACAGGAAGTCCTCAAGTAGCTGACGATGGAGATTTCAAAGTAGTCACATTTACTGGGTCAGGAAGTATAGTAACGTAATGGCACATTTTGCAAAATTAGATGAAAATAATGTAGTTACAGCAGTAGAAGCAGTAGCTAACGCTGTTATAACTGACGAAAATGGAGTTGAGCAAGAACAATTAGGAGTTGATTTTTTAAGAACTCTTTACAAAGAACCTGATGCAGTTTGGAAAAAAACTTCTTATAATACACGAGAAGGAACTCATCGTCATTCTATGCAAGCAAGAGTAGAGTCTGACACTCAAGATAAAGCGTTTAGAAAAAATTATGCAGGAATAGGATATACTTATGATGAAGTAAGAGATGCTTTTATTCCACAACCAAAACCTTTTGCTAGTTGGGTTTTAAATGAAACAAAATGTGTATGGGAAGCTCCAGTAGCTTTTCCTATTACTAATGATACTTATTTTAAAGACTTAAATGGTAATTACTTAACAAAAATAATAACTAATCCTGATTTAACTATTAAACAAGTATCTGAAGTAGATATTTTTTTACATGCAACAGATCCGTATAATTGGGATGAATCCTCTCAATCTTGGGTAAGAGAGCCTATGTGGAACAGTCCTATTACTGCAGAACAACAAACTCAATTTGAAACTGTAAACGCAGACTATTTAAATAGTCTCTAATCATTGACTAAATTTATATTTTAATATATCTTTCTTTTTAAAATTAAATAGAAAGAATGGTATGATTATGTATGATGGAGAAGCATGGCCTTTTGAACTTTCTCACACAAGTAAGTATTCTTACAATGAAAACTTTTTAAAACCAGAAGAATGTAAAAAAATTATAGCTGATTATAAAAATAGTGAAAAACAAAAAGCAACAATTTTTGATACAGAAAAAAGTAATATTGAATTAAAATCAATAAGAGAATGTTATACTTCTTGGATTGGAATTGAAAACAAAAGTAATTGGTTATATAATAAATTAGTTGGTCAAGTTATTAATCACAATCAAAGATATTTTATCAAGCTCATGTAGATAGTTCTTTTAATGGAAAGATAAGAAAGCTATCAGCAATTGTTTTGTTATCTAATCCTAAAAAATTTAAAGGTGGGGAGTTATGCTTATATACAGGATATGATACAAAAAGTAAAAAAGATTATGAGGTGGTTAAACTTAAACAAGGTATGATAGTAATTTTTCCAAGTTTTACTTTACATAAAGTAAAACCAGTTACCTCTGGAGAAAGATACTCATTAGTTTCCTGGTTTACTGGACCTAATTTTAAATAATGAGTTTTAAGAAAAATAAATATTTAATTGTTAGAAAGACAATATCAAAAGAACTTGCAGACTTTGTAAGTAGTTATTTTAAATTAAAAAGAAGAGTAGCTTATACTTTTTATACTAATAAATATTTACCTATGAACTCTAAAATATTTGGAGGATGGAATGATGAGTATGCTCCAGGAAGCTATAGTCATTATGGAGATATAGCTATGGATACTTTATTAAAAAAAATACATCCTTTAATGGAGAAAAAAATTAAAAAGAAATTATTTATTAATTATTCATACGCTAGAATTTATATGAAAGGTGATAGTCTTAAACGTCATAAAGATAGACCTAGTTGTCAAATATCTACTACACTTAATTTAGGTGGTGACCCTTGGTCAATATACTTAGAACCAAATATTGAAATTAATTTAAAACAAGGAGACATGTTAATATATAGAGGGTGCGATTTAGAACATTGGAGAAATAAATTTAAAGGTAATGAATGCATTCAAGTATTTTTACACTATTCTGAAGAGGAT